CTGGATTGTGGCAAAGAGACGAGGGCTGAGGTCATTCGATCAACGAAGCACAGTGTCAAGATCACACACAAGTCCCCACAATCGTAGATTTTGTGCGGTAATCCGTTCCTTGTCAAGGTGCGGAATCCCCACATCACGCAGTTAGGGTGGAATGGTTATGGTGTTCGGAGGCCGGGGGGCGGCGACCCTGACGGGGGGTAGTCCAGCGGTAAAGTAGCCCCACCCGTCGTTTTTCAAAAAATCGGTTTTGTATACACATGAAGACGCAGCCAGTCACAATTCGTTATAGCCTTGATTTGTTGAAGCGCATTGATTCTGTTTGCGACAACCGCAAGAGTTTTTTTATTGATGCTGCTGAAGCAAAATTGAATCCGATTAAGCTTGATGAGTCTCTTACAGAGAAGGAACAGAAATTAGCTATCAAGGGTGCTAAAAATCTGACGGACGTCATGCAGGATTTGATCTTGCAGGAGACTTCCCGTCGCAAGAATTTTCTTGGGAAGATGGATGATGAGACTTTTGCTAAACTGGTTGCGTCCCGGTTGCCAAAAGAGAATCAGGAGAATGGTGACATTGAGGCAAATGTCTTGAGTTTGCGTGAGTGTTTGTCGATGTTGCCGGATATTGAAGATATCACGCAGGAGTTAAACCGTGTAAAGGGCTTGTTGTATAAGGCTGAACGTGAGCGTGATTTGAATATCAAGTTGCTGGAGCATAGCAAAGGAAAGGTTGATCTTGGGGAGTTGATGAAGTTGGTTTATCGTGGTTCGGTTGAGTATTGTATAAATCTTATAGCCCGCAAGAATCTTCCTGGTTTTGGTGAGGGTGGTGGGATAACTGACAAAGCGTATGCGGATATATCTTCAGAGGTTGAGCGTGATTTAGAGGGGCTTGAGATTTACCGGGGAAAGTCATGATCGCGGTTCAAGATGTTGATCGCGTAAAATATGGGATGGCTTTCTGGTTAAAACGTTGGCATCGTGATCCATTGGCATATGTTTTGGAGTGTGTTGGCGATGTTCCGACTCATCAGCAAGCGGAGATATTGAAAGCGTTTCAGCATCATAATTTTGTTGCGGTGAAGTCTGGGCATGGTATTGGGAAGACCCGTCTTGAGGGCTGGATAACAAACTGGTGGCTTGATACCCGTTCTTTGCGTGTTCCGATAACTGGTCCCGCCTCTGATCAGTTGAATAACGTTGTTTTCCCGGAAGTGATAGACGTAAACCGGCGCAAAATGTCGTGGTTGTCGAAGCAATATGAAACGACCCAGGACGAGTTGCGTTACAAAGCGTTTCCAGAGAACTGGCGAGCGATATTGCGGACAGCGCGTCAGGACAACAACGATGCTTTGCAGGGATTTCACCGGGTATTATTCATATTGGACGAAGGCAGTGGTATTCGTGACAAGATATTTGAGGTTGCCGAGGGTGCATTTGGTGATCCAGAGAACTATGCTTTGATGATGGGTAATCCGACGCAGTTGTCTGGGTACATGTACAATGTATTTCACCAGAAGAGCTATTGGTTCACGTTGAGTTTTTCGAGTGAAGACACGTTGACGGACACGGAATATCACTATACCTACATTGATCCGATGGGTGATGTTCGCGTTATGAAAAACCGAGGGCGCCAGACTCGTGCGTGGATTCAGAACATGCGCGAGAAATATGGCTTGACGAGCAATGTCTATCGGGTTCGTGTGCAGGGAGAGTTTGCAAATATCGGGAGTGACCAGCTTGTCGAGGAGCGTTGGATACGGGAAGTCTTCCAGAGGGATGGTTTGCCGGCAAAGGACTGCAAGCGGCGTATGGGTGTTGATCCGGCCTGGACGGGCGAGGACGATACAGGGGTTGTCATTCGAGAGGGAGACAAGGTATTACATGCGGAGTTTTGGCATGGCTTTGACCTGGTTGAGAGTTTTAACCGGTTGAAAGTTATCTGGGACGAATGGAAAGTTGATGTTGCGCATATTGACACGGTTGGCGTTGGTGCTGGGTTATACGATATGTTTCGTCATGCTATGTATCAAGGCAATATAGGCTATCCGGTAGTCAAGGTTATGTGCAGCGAACGTGCTCCGGAAGATAAGGACGGTGCTTGTAAGACGTTGCGTGACTGGCTGTGGTGGAAGAGCAGGAAGTTTTTTCGGATGCGCGTGGTTGTGTTTTCGGGTTTGCCAGAGGATGCGGCCTGGAAGCAGTTGAGATCAGAGTTGCTTGAGCCTACCTATAAGATTTTGAACGGGAAGGTAGTTGCCGAGAGCAAGGATGACATGAAGAAGCGTGGATTGCGCAGTCCTAACCTTGCGGACGCGTTGAATACGACGTTTTATCAGGACTATGAACTTTTCCAAGAGAGTTATTCTCGTCCTGGGAACAACGTTCTTGAGCAGAAAAAGAAGAAAAAATCTACCGGACGGAGTTGGAAAAGTAGGTAAGTTTGGATAATGCGACACTTGCAATGCCCAATAGCTAAAGGGTGATGCGAATAACATTTTTTTTAGGGTGATTCTTGATGCAAGAAAAATCTCCAACGCACAAATTTGACCGCTGGCTTCGGAGCGCACAGCGTTTCGAGGAGAAATGGCGTCATGATAATCAGCGTGATTTTGAGTATTATGACGGCGAGCAGTGGACGCAGGACGAGAGGGACGAAATATCAGAACGTGGCCAGCAGCCTACCGTAATCAATACAATTCGTCCGACGATTGACATGGTATGTGCGCAGGAAGTTGAACGTCGCAGTGACATACAGGTTTGCGGGCGTGAGGAATCCGACGACAACAAGGCACAGTTGATGACTGCTCTTTTAAAGCATGTTTTTGACAGTTGCCATTTTGAATACTACCATTCAATTGGTTTTAAGGAAGCGACTATCGGCGGTCGGAGCTGGCTTGAAGCTGGCATATATACCGATGAGCGCGGTAAAGACATGGTAAAGGTTGAACATGTTCCCTGGGAGAATGTTTACCTTGATCCGTATAGCCGCAAGCCTGACGCTTCTGATGCTCGATTTATAATCAAGATCAAATGGGTTGACCGGGATGTATTGAAACAGTTGTTTCCAGGCAAGGAGCAGCAGATTGATTCTACCTTTGATGATGATTACAAGGGGCAGGAATGGGAAGCACAGCGCGAGGCGTCTGATCGTGGGCAGGAGTTTTATTACGATGTAAAAACTCAACGCGTGAAGATTTGCGAATGCTGGTACATAAAACCAGAGAAAAAAACTGTAACACACCTTAACGAGAAGACAGGTAGGAAAGAAGAAAAGGAGATCTTTGTTCGAGCGATGCACTTTGTTATTTTTTCTGATGATATCATTTTGCAGGGTAGCTCAGATAACGATAGCCAGAACAAGAACCCTTTGGATATTGATCTGTTTCCTCTCGTTCCGATTTATTGTATGCGTGACCGGCATGGGAAGCCGAAAGGTCTGGTTAGTGATTTGGTTGATATTCAGGATCAGATCAATAAGCTAAACAGCAAGTTTCTCTGGACGGTGGCTGCAAATCGTGTCATTATCGAAGAGGGGGCTGTACGGGATGAGAATCAGCTTCGGGAAGAGATGCAGAAGCCAGACGGCCTTGCTATCCTGAATGATGGTGGATTGCAGAAGCTGCGCATTGATGACAAGTATCGTGACTTGTCGTACATGTCCAATCATTTGAATTTCCTTTTATCCACGGAACAGCGGATTTCTGGCGTAAATGATTCAATGCTCGGTGTGGGTGGGGCGAACGAACGCAGTGGGATCATGCAGAATACTCGTATTTCCCAGGGTGCGGCCATGCAGACAACGATTCTGGAGAATATGTATTTCTCCAAGCAGCGCATAGCAATGGTTTTGCTCCGGTTGATTGGAAAGTTTTACACGGATTATAGGATTGTCCGGATAACTCAACCTAATGGGTTGACCGATAACTATGAATTTAACGTTCCGGAACGAGATGAAGCAGGGAGTCCGACAGGTGGAATTTTGAACAAGATTGAAGATTCCCTGTATTACGATGTTGTGCTGAAGAAAGTTCCTCCCTTTAACTCGATGCGTGATCGCATGTTAACGATTTTTGCAGAAGTTCTGAAATCGAACGTAATCCCTGCTCCGATTGCTGGAAAGATGATGCTTTTGCTTTCGGATATGCCGAATAAGCAGGATTTGATTTTGGAGCTTGAAAACTTTTACGCGGCACAGCAACCTCCCCAGTCGGGAGGGTTGATGCCGGCGCAATAATCCCCCGGGCGCGGAAGCGTACTGGATTCGGAAAAAGGAGAAGAGTATGTCGTTGGAAGAGCAGAAGGCAGAACAGTTGAATGGAGAACAAGATACCGAAAGCTTTATTGATGAAGTTCTGGGCGGTGAAGAAAAAAGCCAGTCCCCGGAAAAAGAAGAGTCAATAAATCCGGAAGTTAAATCAGATCCCCAGGATGACGAGGGCAATTCCCCAATCCCTGATGACGAAACCGACCCGTTTTCGTCTGATGATTCGATTAAGGAAAAGCATGAAGAAGCGCCTGATGCTGCTGCCCTGAAACAGGAAATCGAAGGCTTGAAGAAGCGCCTTCATGACACCCAATCCGCTATGCACAAAGCGACGGGTGAGCGTTCCACGCTCCAGAAGGAGCTTGATGAACTGAAGGCAAAGCAGAAAAGCGAAGATGACTGGTTCAGCGAAGACGACAAGCAGAAGGTTGAGAAACTTGAATCGGATTTGAAAAAATCTGATGAGGAAGTCAACCGGATCAACTCGCAAGGTCAGGACATTGCGAAGCAGGCCGCAGAGAAAGAATGGGACGCGGCGGCGGCACCAGTAATAGCTAAGAATCCAGACTTTGAAAAAGTCGTTTACGATGATTTGGTTGCGTTGCTGGATGCGTCAAATGGTAATGCGCAAGTTCGCGCAGATTGGCAAAATCTGAAAGACAAAAGCCCTTCTGCTGTTTATGCGTTTGCGAAACGTTCACTTGAAGTTCTTGAATTTCAACGTGACCCGGAAGCGTATAAAGAGAAATTGCGCAAGCAGTCAAATGTTAACTTTAATCCGGATAGTGATAGCAATTCTTCTCCTATTGGCAAAGAGGGTTTGGATATGCTGCCAAGCGCAGATGTTCCGATTGAAAAATCTTCTGGCCGGGTGAGTTTTGTCGATGAGCTGTTCGGGCAATAATTTCGACAAAGGAGATTTTAATCATGGCGTATTTTATTCGTGGTACTGGTCAGGCTGTAACTCCTCTGAAACACAGTCTGGATATTTACAAGCAATACATGCTCAACATGTTCTTCAAAAACATGATGGGCAAAAAAGGGAGCGGAAAACCGATTATCGTTGACGATTCGGTTTTTAAAGGGCGTGACTCCGGCGATGTTGGGCGGTTTCATTTTATCCCGCAGTTTCGCGGACAGGGTATTCGTGGGCAGAACAAGAGTGTGATCGGAAACGAGAACACCATCAGCGAATACTACATGGATATGCGGATTGACCAGATCACCCAGGCTTTTGCTAAGAAAGGCAAAATGACCACCAAGCGCATGATCTGGGATTTCCGCGAGGAAGCAAAAAGTCAGCTTGCGGAATGGTTCCGTATGCAGACCGAGATTGATATCATCGAAAGCCTTTCCGGATACAACACTGATGGCGCAACCTATGTTGAGGGTGATACTGCTCTTTCGCTGGATGTTGTGAACGGTTCTGGCCGTTGCATTCGTCCGGATTTCGACACCACGTTCAAGACTGTAGAGGTATCGGCGGCCAATTCGGACACAACTGCTTTGTTGAGCGCACTTGCCGCAACGGACACGATGAACACGCAGCTTCTCGATGTCCTTCAGGACTTTGCCAAAACTGCCAATTCGACGTATGCAATGAAGCCGATTCGTTGCACGAATGGAGAAGAGTATTATATGCTCGTCCTTCATCCGAAAGCGGCAATTGACCTTCGCAATGATGAACGGTGGGAGAAACGCGCTCTGGCCTCGATGACCGGCAAAGGTAGCCTGGAGGGAGATCCGATTGCCACTGGTGCTATTGGTGTGTGGGAGCATATCATTGTCAAGGAAGCTCAGTTTATCAAAACGCATTCCAATACTGGTGGTACGCTGAAGATTGCCCGGAATCTGCTTCTTGGAGCCGAAGCCGCAGTCATGGCCTATGGGCAGACTTTGGACTATACTGAGGAACTGCTTGACCATCAGCGCGTCATTTCCAATGCCGCTGATGAGATTCGCGGCATCCGGAAAATCACGTTTGATAGCACGGATTTGAATATCGCTCAGGTTCCCTGCGCGATTGCTTAACCAAGCACTATGCCGGATTGGAATTGTCCATCCGGCAAGCAAAAATTGACAGGAGGATAGGATTATGGCGGCTACTGATATTACTGCGAAAGAAACTCTCGTGAAGGGTGTAAACAGCCCGAACAACTACATCCGGAGTGAAGCCCGTCTGATTGACGGTGCTGAAAACTCCGGCCTTTTGACGGTCGAAACGCACAGCCTGTTTGTTATTCCGAAAGGGAATATGCTTACCGGGTTGAAGGTAGTCGCACTGGCTGCGGTTACTTCCGGTGGTTCGGCAACTCTTCAGTTCAAAGCCAGTATTAGCGATACTGCGGAAGCAATCCATACTGCTATTGCAGTCGCCAACCTGGCCAAAGGCGATGTCCATGTTTTGCCGGTTACGGCAATCAAAGGATATGATGCAGAAGCGGACACAACCATTCAGCTCACGGTCGCGGTCGCGGCTTTGACTGCACTGAAAGTGCTGGTCGTTGCCGAGTACATCCCTGTTGTTGAGTTCATGACTGCGGGTTAATTCATCATGCCGGTATCGTCCTTCCAAGAAATCCGGGACAAGGTTAGACGGGCAATCCGGGACACAAACGGTTTGTTGTGGGACGATTCTGGTCTTGATCGTATCATCAATGAGGCGCAAAGGGAATATTCCATCCTTTCGGGGTCTTTAGTCGGTTCATACGACATTGAATCTCCGGAAGGAGGTGTTTCTGATGCGCCTGGTGATTTTATAGAGCCGATAAAATTTATCGGTTCTGATAATTTTGAAAAGCCTTTGTATTCATGGAAATACCTTCATGTTCGATATCCTGATTTTCGGGCAATAACCGGCACGGAAATTGACGGGATCATAACTGACTTTGATGGATATGGGAAAATACGTCTGTTCCCCATCATTCCTGCGGGGGTTCAGGTCGGTCGTCTTTACTACAAGCGACTTCCGGTCTTGAATGTCATTGAAACAACGAATACAGAAGCCATAGAGATGCACAGTCTTTTCCAAGTATTTTTACTTTCGGATCACCGATCAGCAGAATCTTATTTTAACAGATTCATCGAAAGCGTCAACAAAGAGAGTTCCGTGCAACGTGGGTTGAAAACGAATAGCCATATTCGCCGGGGGAGGTTTTTCTAATGACAGAACAAGAATACCTCTTGCGAATACGCGAATACCTTCATGATCCAGAGGGCAAGATTTGGGATGACGATGAACTGACCAAGATGCTTGTCCAGGCCGCGGAAACATATTCCAAAGACACTGGGATCTTTCGCGGCAGGCTTCTTTTTATGGTAAACTCTGACGGCGTTTGCATGGTTCCGAAAAACTTTCTTGCCCTTGTTGCTGGTTGGAATTCCCTGGGAAGCCACATAGAAGCGATTCCGGCCAGCGAATTATCCCGTTTCTATGGAAATTTTAGTGTTGTTGAGGGTGAAGCTGAATTTTGTTATGAGGATTTAGACAGTATTGGGGAAATGCGACTTTGCCCAAACCCGCATAAAACACAAGATGCCAGGTACTATTACCCCAATTCCTCTTTTGGGATACCATCCATATCAAGTTATGGCATTCCCGCTTATGGTCAGGATTACGGGATACCGCTTGTCGTAAATAAATTCACCCCATGCGGGGATGCTGTTTATATCAGGGCAGAAGAGTTTGAAAAAATCCCGGATTACATGGCGTTGATCTATCATGTCGTGTATCAGGCATATACGATTGACAGCGATTTTCAGAACGGGAGTAAAGGCGCTTTATATCATTCACAGTACAAAAGACGGATTGCTCGTTTTGGGCAAATGAAAGCATCTGTTTCAAGTGTAAAGAATGGCGGGAAATATTATTAACGGAGAAAAGCCATGTCCATAGAAATTGAGGGTGTTGGGTATAGCGTTGAAACGCGTTTGATTGGCAAGGAAGATTTGCTTCTTGATCAATATGGGAATGGCATAGAGCAGAGTTATGAGGATGTTAATGGGGTGTCGCACAAAGTCACTCCTATTAGTTCTTCTACCATTCCTTTACCCGCTGACATTCGATCGAGTCTTCCTGGTTCTACCAATATCTCGGAGGGGATAAGAAGTGTTCTCTCCAAGATTGCTGATCTTAGCGGGGGAATAACATCCCAGGGGATAATGGAAAGTGATACTACAGTTGTTCTTTCAGGAACTTTGTCTCATGCTGAAAAGAAAACATTGATCGAACAGCAATATACTAATCTCGGCGGGAAAACCTTGACCATTGAGTTCCAGGAATCGTTTGACATTTCAACCGCTTCATTTTTTGAGTTTAATGGATTCTATAATGGTACGCTGATTATTGACTTGAATGCTGTCACGATCTCTGATTCTGCGGACACCGGCCAGTTATTCTATGTCCATGATTGTTCTTGCAAGGTTGAAATCAAGAATGGAACGATTAGCCATTTGTTGTCTTTGTATGGAGTCAAAGCAGAAAATTGTCCTGCCATTTATTTGAATGGCATTGCGTTCTTTGGCCAGGATGGAGACAGCAACTATGCTTTTTATGGTTTGGGTGTCAATGGCGTAATTTCAAACTGTACCTATACTGAAGACAATGAAGTTTTGCTCGGTGACATTGGCGGTGCTTCGTATAAGGCATATACCGACGCGAAAGTGATCAATGGTGTAACAGAACACAACGAAAACAATGTCGCTCATTCGGTTGCATTTGCTTTGCATAACGAGAGCGCAAGTGCGCACAGTGCGTTGTTTTCCGCCCATGCAGATAGCGCAACCGCACATCAAACCCTGCTTGATGCAAAGGCGCCTCTTGTGCATACTCATACAGAAAGCGAAGCAGCAGCCGCAGCTAGCGCAGTAAGCACACATG